ATGAAAGATGTTATGGCTATATTTGAAAAGGAGGTTAAATAATGGAGATATTTAAACTCTTTGGAACAATATTAATAAAAGATGAAGAAGCCTTACAAAAATTAAACAATGTTGATGAAGTTGCACAAAATACATCTAGTAAATTTAGCAATATGATTTCTAATATAGGGAAAATAGGATTGGCTTTGGGTGCAGCTGCAGGTACAGCATTAGTTGCCGTAGGAAAGTCTATTGTAGATGTCAGTAGTGAATTTCAAAAAGCATGCAATCAATTGCAAGCATCAACTGGAGCAACTGATAAAGAAATGCAAGGTTTATCTCAAACCATGAAAGAAATATATGCTGACAACTATGGAGAATCGTTTGAAGATGTAGCAAATGCAATGGCAGAAGTCCAAAAGCAAACAGGATTGACAGGGGATGCACTAAAAAATACAACAGAAAATGCACTTGCACTTAGAGATACATTTGATTTTGAAGTTAATGAAAGTGTAAGGTCAGCTCAAATGATGATGGAACAGTTTGGATTAACATCAGATGAAGCATTTAATTTAATTGCACAAGGAGCACAATCTGGATTAGATAAAAATGGGGATTTGCTTGATACAATAAATGAATATTCAGTGCATTTTGAGCAAGCTGGATTTTCCGCTGAAGAAATGTTTAACATGCTACAAAATGGGACAGAAGCAGGAACATTCTCGGTTGATAAATTAGGAGATGCGGTAAAAGAATTTGGAATTAGAATGAAGGATGGAACTGCAGATGATGCAATAAAAAAATTAGGCCTTAGTGTTGATGATACAACTTCTAAATTTGCAAAAGGTGGAGAAAGTGCTAAGAAAGCAACAAGTGATATAATGACTAAGTTGTTTGAATTGAAAGATCCATTAGAACAAAATACACTAGGAACTCAACTATTTGGGACTATGTGGGAAGATTTGGGAGTTGATGGAGTAAAGGCTCTTATGAATATTAATGGAGAGTTTGATAAAACAAAAAAATCAATTGATGATGTAAAAAACATAAAATATAACGATATAGGAAGTGCACTAGAAGGTATAAAAAGAAGTATTCAAGTAGGGTTGTTGCTACCTTTAGGTGAACAAATATTACCGTTATTAAGTGATTTTGCTAATTGGTTTGCAAATACAGGAGTACCAGCTTTACAAGCATTTGGTTCATATTTATCTGGAGGATTTACAGCTGCTTTTTCAGTAGTAACAGGAGTAATAAATGGATTTAAAAATGGATTACAAGCAATAAAAACATTTGCATCACAAAATCAAACAGCCTTAGCTTTACTTGGAGTAGCAATTGGAACTTTAACAGTAGCAATATTGGCTTATAATGCAGCTAAAATAGCGAGTGCAGTAGCAAGTGGAGCAGAAACTGTAGCAATAGTTGCGATGTATGCTGCAGAAGCTATAGCAACAGGAGTTACAACAGGACTAACGGTTGCTACTACGGCATTAAGTACTGTAATGGCATTTTTAACAAGTCCAATAACACTTGTTATAGCAGCTATAGGATTGTTAGTTGCTGCAGGAGTTTTATTATACCAAAATTGGGATACTGTAAAAGCAAAAGCAACAGAGATTTGGAGCGGAATACAAAATGTAATTACCACAGTATTAACGGCTATACAAAATACAATAAATACCGTACTAAATACTATAAAAAATATAATAAATACTGTATTAAGTGCTATACAAACAGCTATACAAATGTATTTTAATA